ATGGAGCAGACCAAGGAATGGACCGTCCAGCGCGGTCGCTATCTCACGCTGGAAACGCTCGCGCCGGTCTGCGATGATGCCATCGTCAGAGCGCGAGGCCCGCCGCCAGCTACACCATGAGCTGGGACGCCATCCATGTGTGTGCGCTTGAAAAGCAGGCGACAAGTCCTTTGACGAAGACCGCAGGTCTCGGCGAAGAAAAATAGCGATTCCTGCAAAATCGCTCTGGACGCCTCCCAAACCCGTTGATATATGGCGCCCAGTTCCGGCGTAGCTCAGCGGTAGAGCAGTTGACTGTTAATCAATTGGTCGTAGGTTCGATCCCTACCGCCGGAGCCAAAAATCCCTGAGGGATCAGCTACATAAGAGAAGCCCGCCACCGGCGGGCTTTCTTGTGTTTGCGGCGGGGGAACACCGGGGGAACAGGTCAGGCCGCAGCCTTCTGCGCCGCATCAGCCTTCCGGCGGTTCTCCAGTTCCTCCAGATCTTCGAGCAGATCAGACAGCTCGCGTGCGGCCAGCTCCAGCGCGTCGGTCGGGAGGTAGCCGCCACGGAAGGCGATGTCAGGATCGACCGTCGAATCATGGGCAAGAATGTGCGCCTGGATGATCGAGAGGACGGCGCAGGCGCGGTAATAGGGGCGTTCGCTCATGAGCGGGCCTCCTTCGCGGCGGCGCGCGCGCCCCGCTCCAATGCGTCGATGTCGTTGGCGAGAGCATCGGCCTTCTGAACCAGAACCTCCAGAAGCGCATGGAGACCGTTTGCAGGGGCGCCGTTGCCGGATGGCACCTGGTCGTAGAGTTCGAAGGCGGCCTGAGCCAAGGAGTAGAGCTTGACTGCGGCGGTCTGGCAGTCGGCGAGGGATCTGGTCTGAACGGTCATGGGTCTCTCCCTTGATGATGTTTCGTAACGACGTTACGATAACCATAGGGCGGCAATGCCTGTCAACAGAAATCATAACAGGGTTACGATGACACCAGATCAGAGCAGAATGGCGCGGGCGGCCGTGCGCCTCGGGGTGCGGGAACTGGCAGCTGCGGCCGGGGTGTCGCCCGACACCATCGCCCGATTCGAGCGCGGCGAGGAACTAAGAGCTTCCACCGTCGAGGCGATCCGTGCAGCATTGGAGGCGGCCGGCGTCGAGTTCATCCCGGAAAACGGCGGCGGACCTGGCGTGAGATTGAGGAAGTGATCCCCGGCTCGGCCCGCTCCGCATCCCGCAGCTTGCGCGCCTCGTGGATTTCGTCGCGGCGGATGCCGAGATCGGCTGCGGTGGCGGGCTTGGGGGCGGGAGCGGCAATATCGTTGTGAGGCGCAACGATTTTATCACCTCGGCCAGTCGAGGCCTTCGCCACCTCGCCCCGCTCCTGCGCAGCGTCGTATTCCTCGGCGAGACGCATCTCGGCGCGGGCGCGAATGGCGAGCCTTGACAGAGAGCAGGCTCCACTATCCCCTGCCAATCACCTGTAATGAGTAAGGATTTCAGCATGGCTGATTCACGACACATCACTTCGACCGATGGCCGCCACCGAGTGGCTTACGAGATGGCGCTGGGCATGTGGCGCATGTCACACGAGGGGAACGAGCCGACCGTAGAGGATCGGAAAGACTTCCTTGATCTCGTAAGGGACTGCACGAACGCTCTTGCCTTCGGTTTGGGCTGAATGAACGAGACCCCGGCAGCGCTTGGCTTGCCGGGGCCTCTTGGCCCCCTGACGCGGGGTCCAGATGATCGCCTCCGGTCTTCACTCGTGGCGACCTGCACCGCGCCGGCATTGGAGACATCCGGCCGTGCCATGACGGGGTTTACGCACTCACCGTCTGATCGGGATGCTTCGAGGCGGCAAGCCCTAGGCGCATCCTGCCCTTGCTCTCAGCCGCCGAACAGGGCGTCGAGCAATTCGGGTGTGAGCGGCTGGCTCGACCTCACCGGAGCCGCCCGCCCGCCGCGGTTTGCATAGGCGTGATCGAGCCACGCATCGTCCATGGCGGCGATGATCTCGACGTGATGCGGTTCCAGCGGCACGCGCATCAGTCGGCACCACGCCTCCAGATCGGTCCAGCCGATCGGGTTCGGCCCCGCGACGTGCATCGTGCGGCACCGCGAGACCTGCCAGAACGCCCGCCAGAGCAACGCGCCGGCCTCGGGCACCGGAGGGTTGCCACCGGCCAGAGCGCCCGTCAGAGCGGCGCACATCTGGCGCTTGAGGCGGTTCATCGCAGCGTCTGTTGCCATGCAAAGCTGATCCCTGATGTGTAAAGGCCGGCGGCGATGCCGGGGTTCACGCTGCCGGGAATGACCACCGCCTTGCAGTAGGGCTTGATCAGGGTCACGGCCGCGCCGATCGCGGCCCCCGGGCGGATCGCGGGCACCACCTCGAAGAAGTTGGTGATCCCGGAGCCGCTCGCGGTCCCTGCGGTCACGGCCTGGTGCAGCGCACGGCGGGTCGGGTTGCTCCCATAGGCGAAAGACAGGAAGTCGCCCTCGCTGATGCGGTAGCCCACGGGAAGCCCCTCGAGCTTCATCTCCCGGTTGGCAGAGAGCGCGTTGATCGCGGGCGAGGCGCCGCCCAGGACGGCGCCGGTCGGATCGATCACGGGCGCGGGCTTCTGCGGAGGATAGACGAGGAGGCTCGCGCCACCGCCGCGGACGAGATGCAGCTTCGCCTTTACCGCCTCGGCCTCCGCATGCGTGAGGAAGGGAAGCGTGATGCGGCCGCGCCAGAGCCGTGGGCCGAGATCCGCGGTCAGCACCTCACCGGCCGCCGTCCGGCTGATTTCCACCACCTCCGGCAGGTCGAAGGTGCAGGTCTCGATCGTGAGGCCGGCGAAGAAGTCGGCGCGCGTGAGGGGAAAGGTGTAGGCCATCAGCGCCTCCTCGGGTTCTTGGCGATCTGGTCGAAGCGCACGGGCAACGCCCGGTCGAGCTGCGCAACGCCGGCCTGCGTGATGGCGATCGACTGCCCCTCGGCCTGTTTCAGGATGCGGGCCTCAAGCTCGGGCGAGAGCGTGACGAGCACCTCGGATCGGCCACCGCCGCTGGTGCTGCCCGTCGAGCCGCCCACGACGCCGCCGGACGCATAGCCACGCGCACCGCGCCGCATCGCCTCGACCACGGCCACGCCGCCGGCTTTCGCAACATCGGCCTGACTCCAGACCACCTCACCCTTGTGGACGACGCCAGCGGGCTCGTTCTTGCCGCCCGGCCCGGTGTAGCCGCCTTCGGAGAAGCCCATGCCGCCGAGGGCGCTGCCCACCGCGCTGCCGAGGCCCGCGCTCCAAAGCCCGTCGAAGGCGCTGCTGGCGACCATCTCGGCGAGCTTGGCGATCACCATGTTGAGCGCGTCGGAGAAGCTGTGCGCCCCCGTGATCAGCCCCGTGAAGGCGCCTTCCAGCGTGGCCCTCGATTGCGAGAGCGCATCCTCGAATGCCTCGTGCCGCTCGCGGGCGTTGTCGGCTGCCCGACCTGCATTCACATAGTCCTGCGCGAGCTGGTCGATCTCGGCCGCAAGTTGGGGCGTGATCTCCTTGCCGTCTTTCTGCGCGGCGACCAGAAGCTCGGCCCGCTTCGCGGCGTATTCCGCGACGTCGGCATAGCCCTGCATCGCAACCTCTGCCGCGTTCAGGGCTGCGGCCTCGGCCTCAAGCGCGGCCGTCGCCTCGCGGATCGAGATCACCTCGCCCGCATATTCCGACTTCGGGCCCGAGCCGCCTCCGCCCTTGGAGGCGCCCGCGTCGAGGAAGTCGCCCAGGCTGTCCACGCCCGGCCGCTGCGGACGCGGGGAGGTGCGGGGGGCGTTCTTCGTCCCGGTCCAGGCGTCGCGGGCGTTCCCGGTGTTGCCGCCCCGCTCGTCGTCCGAGGTGGCCGGAGATCCGCCCGGCAGCGCGTCCCGGAGGTTCCGCGCCATGCCGATGGCCTTCGCGAGGGCGGTGACAAGCCCGCCGATGCCCGCGATCACGTTGGAGAACTGCGCTCGATCGACCTCATCAAGGGCGGACATGGCGGCATTCGCGCGGGTCGTGACGGACGTGAGGCCGGTCTCGAACTCTTCCGCGCTGATCGTGCCGTCTCGCATCCCCTCCACGAGCCGCCGCGTCTCGTCGGCCGTCGCCGCAAGCTCTGCCGAGGCGTCGCTGTAGCCCCATGCCTCAAGCGTGGCGGCGACCTGCCGCATCTCGGGAATGAGTGCCGCGGCCCGGTCGCCGAGCTGCTCATACGCCTGCCGGATGCGCGCGACCTGCTCTGCATGCGCGTCGAGCGCGTCCCGGTCTTCCTCCAGAGCATCGGCCACCCCGGCGCCGAGAAGCGCGTCGGCCTGCGCCCGGTCGGGAAAGATGTTGTCCAGCCGGCTCCGAAGGTCCGCGGCTTCGGCAGCCACGTCTGCCGCGCCGACGACAACGGCCTTGAAGAAGTTGCCGGCCGAGGTCGTCAGCTCCTGGAACTTCCGATCCAGCTCGGCCGCCTTCTGGATCATCTCCGCATCGAGCACGGCGCCCGCCTCATGCGCGCGGCTGATCGTCTTGCGAAGGCCCACCTCGCCCTGGCTGAGAAGCTCGACAAAGCGTTCGCCGCCCGTGCCGCCGAAGATCTCGTCGGCGACGCGGATCTGCGCCGCCCGGTCGAGGTCCTGCATCCGGCCGATGATCTCGAGCATCAGCTCGGACGGGTCCTTCAGTCCCTCGCGCAGCGCCGCCGCGGTATAGCCGAGCCGCTGGAAGGCCTCGGCCGCCGGCCCGGCGCCGGTCACGATGAACTCGTCGGCGCGCAGGTTCAGCTCCTTGAAGCCGTCCACGAGGCTGTCCACGCCGATACGGTTCTGCTCGGCCACGAACTTCCATTCCTGGAAGGCCTTGGCGGACAGGCCTGCGCGCTTGGCCTCGTCGCCGAGCTGCGCCACGCTGCGCACGGTGTCGGTGACGCTGGTCGAGATGCCGGCGAAGGCCGCGGTGATCATGCCGCCCGCGAGCCCACCGAGGAACGCCCGGCCGAAGGTGCCGATCTGCGCCGAGGTCGAGGCCAGCGCCTGGTTGATCCGGGACGTGCCGCGAACCATGTCCTGCTCCATGGCCTGCGTTGCCGAGCGCGAGTCCCGGCGCAACCGGCTGTAGGACCGCGTTCCGCGCTGCTCGGCCCGCTGCATGTTCTTCTCGAAGTCGCGGATGCGCGCCTCGAGGAGCACCACCAGCCGTTCCTGATCTCCTGACATTCAGCCCTCCTCAGGCGGTCCACATGTCGTCGGTGAACCACGACGCCGATGTGGTGAATTGCTCTTCGCCGGCCGCAGCCCGCGCCACGGCCATTGCCGTTGCCACGCTGCCATCGATCTTGTTCCCGCTCTTGCCCTTGTGGAACGAGCGGTTCCCGGCGGCATCGACGTGCAGTTGCACGTTCTCGAAGTTCCAGCGCAGGACCGGGTGCCCGCCGTGCTTGAAGGCTCCGGCGAGGATCGCGCGCTCCAGCTCCTTCACGGCCGGCGCCATCGTCACCCAGCCTTGACGGAACTCCACCGCCGGAAGCCCGTCATCCACGAGGTTCGCCATCATGGCGCGCCCATAGGTCGGGTCGAAGGCGATCTCGCGGACGTTGAACCGGGCGCAAAGCTCGCGGATGTGCGCCTCCACCGCGCGCAGGTCCACGGTGTTGCCGGGCGTCGGGATGATGAAGCCCTCTTCCGCCCAGGTCACATAATCGACGCCGTGCCGCTCGCCGCGGGCGCGCAGGTTGTCCTCGGGGCAGAAGAACCAGGGATGCACCTGATAGCCGTCCTGCCCGTCCTCCCATGCCGCCACGACACAGGTGAGATCCTCGTTCTTCGAGAGGTCCACGCCGAGCCAGCACGGGGCCTGAACCATCTCCAGCTCATCGAGGTCAACCTCGTGCGCGCCCCGGTCATAGACGTGCATCTCGACAAAGGGCGAGCTGGACTGATCCAGCCAGCGGTTGAGGTTGTATTGAAGGAAGCTGTCGCGCTCGAACGGCGAGAACTCGGCCTTGCGCGCCTTGTCCCGGTAGCTGTCGAGGTCCGGGTAGCCGTAGGGCAGGCCGGGGTTGACCGCCCGCCAAAGCTCCTCGTCCTTCCAGTCGTCCTCGGGCTCGGCCATGAAGATCACCGGCAGCGTGGCCGGGTCGTCAATCTCGCCCTTCTGGACGCGGATCGCATATTCAATGGTCTTCCACGCGAGGTTTTCCTGCCCGCGGCCCGAGGTGCTGGCGACAATCATCAGCGTGCCCGGCACCTTCACGAGGGCACTGTCCAGCGCCTCCCACTGCCGGAGACCGGCGCGGCCCTCCCAAGCGTGCAGCTCGTCGGCAATGACGACGTTCGGGGTCTTGCCGTGCAGCACCTTGCCATCGGCGGCCACCGCGACATAGCGGCTCCCCTCCTTGGGGAAGGCGATGCGGCTGACATACTCGCGGATGTTCAGATGCTTCCGCAGCCGGTGATCGTGCTGGACGATGAGCGCGGCCTCGTTGAACAGCTCGAGCGCCTGCTCGTGCGCCGAGGCGGCCGAGACCGTCAGGCCGCCCGGCGTCCGCTCCGGGCCGATTAGATGCAGGAGCGTGAGGGCGGCGCAAAGAGATGTCTTGCGGTTGCCCCGCGGCAGGAGGAGCACGACGCGGCGCACGATCCGCGAGCCGTCCGGGTGGCGCGGTCCATAGATCCGCCGCACGATCCGCTCCTGCCACGGATCGAGCTGGAAGGGATGGCCCACGGCCGGGTTCTTCGGGTGCTTCAGCTTCTTCAGCCATGCCACCGCGCGCTCGCCGTGGCCCAGCGGGTCGGGGATCTCGGAGCCATCGTCTATCCAGCCGGGGCGCAGCATCAGATCAGCTCGTCCTCGTCGTCGTCCTCACGGATCGCCGGGCGCGAGCGCGAGACGGGTGTGAGCCCCAGCTCGGCCGCGAGAAGGCGCGCACGGGTCATGGCGTCGGACTGGATGCCCACCGCCGGGTGCCGCTTCGGCCCGGTCGGGGTCTCGATCACGCGGCCCTCGTCCTGCATCATCGTCTCCATCTCGCGGACGGTGCCAACGGCAACGCAGTAGTTCTCAAGGCTGCCGAGGTCGGCGACGGTGAGGATCTTCCGTTCCGTGAGGATCGGCATCACGCGGCACCATTCCAGCGCAGCGGCACGGGACAGCCACGCGGGCGCCGTAAGATCGGTGATGGCCTCTGCATCGGCCCGGAGGTGCGGTTTCGTCCCGCGCATCACGCCTCTCCTTCCGTGGCGACGCAGCGCAATTCCAGCCCCCTGCGGCGGCCGATCGGCACCACGCCCTTGATGTTGAAGTGCTGGCCGTCGAAGCTCACCCGGTCGGACATGGTGATCCCGTCGAGGAAGCGGGTGCGGAAGACGATGGCCGTCTCCTCGCTCACGCCCCAGCCGCGGATGAACTCGGACGCCTCGGCCGTGACGATCTCCGCGCGCAGCGTGGCCTTCCTCGTCCATGTCGGCAGCGGGGATCCGAAGTCGTCAACGGCGAAGGTGGCGCCGTGGATTTCGATCACGCGGGAGAGCTTGCCGGCCTGCATCACGCCACCTCCTGAACGAGGACTTCGACCGTCACGACGCCGTGCGAGGTCAGGCCGTCCGGGTCGCGCATCTGGCGCATGTCCGACACGCGCGCGTCGGCCGCGTGGAAGCCCGCCGGGAGGAGCAGGCGGTCGGCATGGATCGCCCGCCGGATCTCGCCGCAGATCCGCTTCACGCCCTGGAGCGAAGGCTCCTTCTTCCAGACATGGAGCGTGTGATAGATCCGCTGCCGATCGCGGGCGAAGCTGTCGCCCGAATCCACCGCCTGCGACTCGCCCATGATGATGGACGGCGAGGGGGCCGGGCGCTGGTTCACGTCGAGGATGTTCCCGGCCGGAACAAGCGCGGTCACGCCCGCGTCGAGCGCGAGCCGCTGCCGGAGGGCAATCTGAACGGCGGCCTCCGCACTCATCGGCCCGCCTCCCGGATCGCCTTGCCAATGGCCCGCTTGATCGCAGCGGCGGCTCGGGCGCGATGCAGCCGGACGGACGGCCAGAAGAAGGGCTTGGCCTCGTTCTTCGTGGTCCCGTATTCGACCAGATGCGCATAGCGCACGTCGCTGTTGCCCACCGTCACCGCGGACTGGTTCTCGCCCACCATCATGGCGCCGCCCGGCTGGGAATAGGCCGGCGTCGTCTGCCCCGGCCCGGTGACGGCGATGGACCCCGCGAGATCGCCGCTGTCCTTCGGCGCAACGGCCCGCATGGTCGAGGCCAGCGCCTCGGCTTGCCTGACAAGCGCGGGCTGGACGGCTTCACGCGCCGCCTTCGGGACCGCGCGCATCCGCCGCTGGAACTTGCCGAGACCGCCATCGTCCGCCATCAGAAGCTCCACTCCCGATATTCCGCGACGATCTCTCGGACGCCGAAGGGCACCTCACGCGCGCCGGGGCCGGCCGCCTCACGGGTCTCATACCACCACGCGGCCAGTTGCAGGATCGCCTCCTCGATCGAGGGCGGCACAGGGTCCTGCCCGTCGCCCCCGAAGGTCTCCGCAATCCTGAAGCCGAGGAGACGCTCGACATGGTTCCGCGCCGCCTCAAGCTTCAGTTCGAGAAGCGCGTCATCAACGCCGCCCATGTCGTCGGTGAACGAGAGCTGCGCCTTCAGGGCCTCGAGCGTCGCCGCGGTCATCTCAGCCTCACGCCGCCGCCGCCGCGACGCGGACGATGTTCGAGTTGATCCAGAGCGAGGCGTTCAGCTTCAGGACCGCGTTGGCCGCGTCCAGGGCCTCGGAGGCGCTGGCGACCTTGGCAATGAACATCCGCTCGGAAGGCGTGCCACCGGCCGGCGCGTCGTTGAACACGATGCGGAAGGCGTAGTCGTGGATCGTCTTCTCGGCCGCGATCAGCGCGAGCTGGCCCGCGTCGGCATAGTCGAGGCCGCAGATCAGATCCATCGCGCCCGCGTTCCGGGTGCCCTTGAGGCGCTTCGTGCGGTTCTGGTTCAGCGACTCGAAGGTGATCTCGGAGGCGCTGTCGCCGAAGGTGCCGAGGCTCTCGACTTCCTTGATCTCGGTCCAGCTCTGGGAGGCGAAGGTCGTCTCGGTCACGTCCGCGCCGGGGTCGGCGATCACCCCGCCGATGTAGCATTTCGCGCCGTTGGTGGCGTAAATCATGTCCATTGTCCTTTTGCTGCGCGCCGCTCTTCAATCTGCTTGGCGCTGTTGTGGTCGGCAGCGCAGAGCGGCTGCCAGTTCGAGCGATCCCAGAACAGGGACAGGTCGCCCCGGTGCGGGATGATGTGATCGACCACGGTCGCCGGGGCGCCGCAGCGTCGGCAGAACGGGTGCGCGGCAAGGAAGTCCGCCCGCGCCCGTTCCCATTTCGAGGTGTAGCCGCGGGCGCTGGAACTCGGCCGGGTCCGATCGAACCGCGCCTTGCGTTCCGCGTCCCGCTTGGCCTGGCATTCGCAGCGAAGCCCCGCCGGGACCTTCCGGCCACAGCCGCAGATCCGAGGGGGCTTGCCGGGCATCGTCAGGCCACCGGCTTATCGGCGGGCGAGATGATCGCCACGGCACCGGCCGCGATGCTGGTTCCGCCGGCCTTGGTCAGCGCCACGCGCGCGTAACGCTTGAAGCCGCCGTAGCCGAGCCGGTAGCTCTTCGAGGCCTCCAGCGTGGCCGGAGCGTCGGACTTCACCGAAGTCTCCGGCACGTCGCCCCAGGTCGTGCCGTCGTCGCTCTCCTGGAGCTTCACGCCGAAGTCGCCCGAGCCGGCGATCGCGCCGGTATTGACCACGAAGGCCACGCCCCAGGTGTTGATCAGGTCCACGGTCAGCCCGTTCGCCGCCGCGGCCTGCACCGCCGGAGCGAGTGCCGGCACCGCCTTGATGTTGGAATAGAGGTCGCGCATGTCGCGTGCTCCTTACGAGGTTGCCATTTTCAGCTTGCGGAACTTCGCAGGCTGAAGGACGCGGCCGCCGACACGGCGGGTCGCATGGATGCGGGTCAGGCCCTCCGTCGCCTTGATGTAGGGGTTGACCAGGATGCTCAGGCTCGTGCGGTCCACGATCCGGTAGCCCGACCAGTCCGCATAGGCGATGGGGAACGAGCCAGATTCGAGGTCCGGCATGTCCACCATCTCGACCACCGGGCGGCCGAGGATCGTCTCGGGCTGGCCCGCCTGATAGGACGGCTGCCACAGGAAGTTGCCCTGTCCGTCCTTCAGCTTCCGCAGGACGCCGAGCGTGGTGCCGTTCATGGCCCACGCGCCGCGGTTCCGGTAGGTCGCCGGGATCGCATAGAGCATGGTCACGAGGGCATCGGCCGAGAGGTTGGTCGCGTGGCCGTTGGCGGTGTAGGAGATGCCGGCCGCGTTCATGAAGCCTTCCGGCGCGAGCACGCCGTCACCCGACACGAAGGCAAGGCCCTCCTTCTGGCCGAAGTCTTCCGCCAGCGCGAGGCGCACCTCGGCCTCGGCCTGTCCGGCGCTGTCGGCGAGAAGCTGGTTCGAGATGTCAACGTAGGTGTTGATCTCCTTCACCATGACCTCGGCCTGCCCGAAGCCGGGCTCGGACGCTTCCTGCGCCTGCGTCTCGCCCTTCCACTTCGCATTCGTGATGCCGGTGCGGGTCGGGTAGATCACGGACGGCGCCGCGGTGCCGCGGATCGTCGCCACGCTGCGCACGGGCGAGAACTCGACCAGATCGCGCAGGAACTCCGTGCTCATCTCGGCCGGCGCGAGGTAGCCGCCCTGCGGATCGCTGGAGACGGTGAGGGTCTTCAGCTCCTCGGCCGGGGCGTTGTTGCCCGCGCGCAGGTAGGCGCCGAACGCCTTGCGCTCGACATCCGCCTCGGGTTTCGCCTCGGTCGTGCCGGGGCGGTTCACCTTGGCCTCGATCTTGTCGAGCCGCTGGGTCAGGCCATCGAAGCCCTTCAGCGTCTCGGCCATCTGGCCCATCTTGGTTTCCAGCGCCGACAGGTCGGGCGCGTCGTTGGTATCGGTCATGTCGTCCTTTCCGGCCGTCGCGGCCTTTGCGGTAGTGATCCGGGCGCCCGGATGCGCCGGAATGGCGACCACGCTGATTTCTATCAGGTCGAGGTCGGAAATGGTGCGGCCACCGCCCCGGCGGGGCGCGGCCTTCTTCGTCGCGAAGCCGATCGAGAGGCCCGTCAGAGCCTTGGCCTGGATGAGCGCGCGGACCTCGCGGGCGCGGGCCACGTCCTCCACGAGGAGTTTCCCCTTCACCTGAAGGCCGGTCGCATCGGCGGTCGCGGACTCCCATACGCCCACCACGTCCGCGGGATCGTGGCTCGCGAGCATGGGCAAAGGCAGGGCCACGGACTTGAAGGCGCCGGGTTCAATCACATCGCCCACCCGGTCGGGCGAGCCGAAGGGCCAGGCGGTCCCGGTGATGGTGCCCGCCTCGTCGGTGGCGAAGGCCGCCTTGATCTCGATGCGATCCATCAGCGCGTCCTCCGATGCGCGCGACGATCGGCGGCGAAGGCGTCAACCTGCGCCTGCACCCACGTTGCCGCGCGAAGGACGCGGACGACGTTGGCGTGAGAGAAGGGCACGGGCTTGCCGTCCTCCTCGATCTCCCAGGCCAGCACGCAGCGCGCGAGGCTGTTCAGGCGGGCCTTCTCGCGGGCCTCGGCCGAAACCCGGCCGTCCGCGTCGGCCGCCTCTGCCAGCTCGTCAGACAGCGCCAGACGGGCCTTCGCCTGCGTCCGGCTGTCCGGTCCCGCCACACGGAAGCGGATGCCGGTGGCGCGGCCGGTCACGGGGTCGAGGAGATCGCACCAGGCGCCGCGCTCCTGATCTTCCGCATCGGCAAGGATGGCGCTCAGGTCATTCAGCATTCGACGGCTCCTGTTGCGGCGGCTCGGCGGCGGCCGTGATGTTCGGGTTGCGGAACTCGTCGCCGCCCTGACGCGGCTCCATGCCCAGCCAGGCGCGGCCCTCGTTCGGGTTCAGCACCTGACTTGCGATGAGCGAGTTGATCGTGGTGGAGCGGGTCGCGAGATCGGCGCGGCTGATGTCGTCGCGGTCGAAGCGGATGGCGAAGCGCCCGCGCTCGTCGTCCGTCAGGAGCGCCCGGCCGAGGGCACCCTCGAGCGCCTTGAGGCGCGGCTCGAGGCAGTAGCTCAGGAACTCCTTCGCCTTCTGCTCGGCATTGCCCCAGGTCGCCCGCTCAAGATCGCCGATCATCGGTGCCGGGATGTTGAAGGCCCGCGCGATCTCCGTGATCTGGAACTTGCGGTTTTCGAGGAACTGCGCGTCCGTCGAGGCCAGCGTCAACGGCTCGAACGTGGCGCCATCGTAGAGGATCGCCGTGGCGCCGCCCGCGTCCTGCCCCTCATGCGTCGCGCGCCACGCGGCTCGCGCCTTCTTCACGCTCTCCTCGCCCATGCCCTTCGGGAAGGACAGGACGCCGGAGGGGCGGGCGCCTCGGCCGAAGAGACGGGCCGCGTGCCGTTCCATGACGATGGCAGCGGCGACGGCCTCGCGCGCCAGCGTCACCGGGCACCGGCCGAAGGGCTCGCGCAGGTGGATCACGTCGGCAGCGGGCAGAGGCATGCTGTTCAGGCTGTAGCGCGGTTCTCCCGTTCCCTGGTCGAACTCGACCGCCATCACGCCGCGGCGGTAGTGGATGATCTCCACCGGGCGGCCGTCGATGCGGTTTACCCACGCCAGCGCGCCGATATCGGTCAGAAGGGCGTCGATCACGAGATCCCGGATCAATTCGAAGCCGGAGGTCCAGTCGTTCGCCCGATCACGCAGGAGGGGCAGGATCGGGTGCGAGGGCACATCGGCCTCGCTGCCGTCCGCGGCGATCTCGACTACCTTCACGTCGAGCGTGGCGGCGGCCTCCGAGATGGTGCGCACGGCTGCCGAGACCGCGGGCACCTTCAGCGCCTCAAGCGGCGTGACCGAGGCGCCAGCGATGGTCGGCATCACCCCGAAGATGGCCGAGAGATCCTCGGACGGGGTGGCGAGCGACTTGCGGGTGAAGGGCCAGAGTTTCATACTGGCAGTATGCGGCCACGGCGAGCGCGGCGGCAGTTGGCAGACCCTTGCAAATGCTAGGTTTCTCGCGCATCTGGGTCAGACCCGAAATCCAGATTGATGCAAATCTCGCGCAAGGTTCCCCGCGCCGGTCCCCAGGAGGGGGCAGAAGTTTCAGACCACCCCCCGAGGCATCATTGCATCCGCCTCGTCTTCGGCTTCGTCGCATGAAGCGCAGCGTCGGCAAGCAGTCCCTTCCCGAGCGTCTCGAGGGCCGATGCCGGCAACAGGAAGCTGAAGGTCTGCCCGTCGGCCGTCACAATCTCCAGAAGTCGCTGGTTCGGCCGATCCCGCAGGAAGACAGCGCGGACTTGCGAGACGTGGTGAGCGGTGAACTTGTCATCCATCACCGCATCCCCCGCAGCCAAGCATTCAGCTCCGAGCGCAGGGCGAAGTAGCGCTCGCCATCCGGCCGGTAGATCGGCGCCCTCCCATGCCTGGCCCAGCGGCGCACCGTGTCCACCGAGACGCCCAAGGCCTTCGAGATGGCCGGCAAGCCCCACAACTTTTCCGGGCCCGAAGTGATGGCGTCGAACCGCCACGGATCGAGGGGAGGATGGTTCATGGCATGGGCCTTTTCCATGGTTGGGGTCACCGTTCCCCCGTTCCCTCCCTTAAGGAGGAGGGAACGGTGGGAACGCTGGGCGGACCTTGTTCCCTGTTGTTGCGGGAACGCTGCGGGAACGGTGGGAACGCTACTCATCACACCGCCACACGAAGCCATCGAGGATGCGGATGATCCCCTTTTCGAGCAGGGCGGCCTTGGCCTTGTGGAAGGCGGTGCGCTTGCTGCTATCGCCCTCGCCACTGGACAGGGAGTGGCGGTCGCACGCTTCACGCCACTGATCGAGGGAGATGCACTGGCGGTTCTTGGGATAGGCCTCGCCGGCCATAACCTGGCCATGCGCGGCTAGTGCATCCCCAAAGGCCTGCATGGCGATCAGTGGCTGCCCCTTGAGCTTGGGCGGGCGCTTGGGCGGCGCGTCTACCTCATCAAGCGCCAAGCTGGTGACGGGCTCGCCCTTCTTGCTGGTGCCGATCTGGACTGTGCTCGCCTTGAAAGAGATTGGCGCGGGTTTGGTCGCCTCCTTCATCTTGGTGCAGGTCAGCGTCGTCGTGTCGATATCAATCTCGACCCGATATTCCGCGTCCAGCGCACCCAATAGGACTGACGAGCCTCTGCCGCGCTCGCTATCCCCATGGCCGCTATGGTGAACAAGGAGGACGGTGCAGCCGGGGTATTTGTGCTTGATGCTGTCGGCGCCCGCGACGAATGCGTTCATATCAGGCGTCTTGCTCTCGTCGCCCGCGCCAAAGTTACGCGCCACGGTGTCAATCACCACCAGCCGCGGCGCGGCGCCCTCGGCCTCGGAAGCTGCATCGACCTCCGAGATCACCTCATCGACTGCCGCCGCATCCATGAGGCTGGTTGCGCGGGTTGAGAAGTAGAGCGGTGCATCGGCGAGGCTGATGCGATGATGCTTCTCCCACGCCATCTGCCGCCGCTTGAGTCCGTTCTGACCCTCTCCTGCGACGTAGACGACAAGACCCTTCTTCACGTCTCTGCCGTGATATTGCGTGCCGGTCGCGATGCAGCAGGCCATGTCGATGGCGACGAAGGACTTGCCCGAGGCCGGCTTGCCGAAGATCATCGCAAGCGCCTCAACCTCCAAGAGCCCTTCGATTGCAAACTCCGGATCTACGAAGGTCATCTCGCTCGCGCGGATCAGGCGGAAGGCGGGGCCGGGATTGATCGTGCGCGAGCCTGAGACCTGCGCCTCCTGTCCGTCGGCTGAATGCGCAGCAGCGGTGCCGTCCGCGTCTCTCGCCCTCCGCTCTGCCTGTTCCTTGAGCCAGGGCTTGAGCCGCTGGTTGTAATTGCCATGCTGGTCAAGCGCGATCTGCGCAAGCCTCGTGGCCTCGCGCTCGTCTGTTTTGCTCTCTGCCTCCACTTCGCTGCGCCAAGCGTCGGGATCCTCGTGGTAGGTCATTCGTAGACCCTCCCCCACCAGGAGATCCCCTCGCACCACCGTTCCTTGTGGCCGGTCGTCGGGTTGATCCTGACCTCGCCCTCGATCGGCTGAGAGGCGCTGTAGACCGTCGCCATGTCCTGCATCAGCTCGAATTGCGCTTCGGTAGGACGCCATGCGGGGTCCTTCATCTTGCGCTCCACCTTTTCGATGAACACGCGATCCCGCACGCGGTCGGCCCGCTTCACGACGCGGTGCCACTGGCGCTTGAGCGTGGTGAACTCGTCGCTATGCATCATGCCACCTCCCGCTTCCGGAAGGGGATGATCTGCGCCGAAATCAGTGTTGCGCCCGAGCGCTTGCAGTAGGCGCGAGCAAAGAGCAGCGCCTCGGCCAAGGTGTCCCGGCTATCCAGCCACTCGTGATCCTCTGTGATCCAGTAGGTCCGGCTGCGCGGCCCGACGAGTTCTTCAATCCGGATCTCGGCCATCAGCACGCCCTCCCGGCATTGCCGAAGCGAATTGCAAGAGGCGGCGCGATGCGGTATTCTTTAGCTTGCCACCATTTCGAAGTCCCCGCCCCGGTAGCGCCCGCCAGCGCGCCGGGGTTTTTCATGTCCCTCCGCATGTCAGGCGACCTCGCGCTCCTCGGCCCGAGCATCGAGCCAGGCCATCACTTCAGCCTCGCGCCAGTAGCGGCGACGGCTGATCACGACGGGCTTCGGGAAGGACAGCGCGGGGTTGTTGAGCCAGCGCCAGAGCGTCATGTCGGAGACATCACCGCAGAGGATGCGGACGGCATTTGCTGAGATTAGCTTGCGTTCCATGTAGTGGCCCTTTGTCTAACGCAGGGCCAAGGTGCGACACGCCAGTTGGGTAATTCGCGGCTGCCTTACCCATCTTTCTTCGGGTTGCTCACGGAATTTTTGATCGTCCCCTCGCTGACGTTGAAGTGCGTTGCCAGCCTCCGCTTGATCGCCTCCCAAGACAGCTTCGGGTTTCGCGTCGCGATATCGTTGGCCATCGCCTGCGCCTCTCTGCCGTGAGTGGTGGCGAAGCTCGCGTCCGTCCGCATCGCACGCCCTCGCTCTCCGGCCTTTCGCTGAGCGTGGCCGGAAAGGGCGGCCTTGGCGTTGTTGATGACGAATTTCGCCTCAGCCCAAGTCTCACCTATCAGCATGCACTCCCTTGCTAGCGATAGAGCTTCGCCCTGCGTAAGATGCGGCTGATCAAGAATTCGTTCAGCACGACGGAAATGCGCGAGGAACTTGGCAGCATATCCCGGGCCCGAGAAAGCGAAATTCCACATACTCAACAGGTCAAGCGGGTCCTGCGGCTCGCTCCCCATGAGGTCTTCGCTTGCCTCGCTCAGGTAGGCCCATTGCTCCAAACTCTCATCGGTGACGATCATCTCCCTGTCGTAGGGCAGCCCGCACATGTCCAGGTAACACCTGCACCAGCGTACTCGTCTATCGAGAAGGGACCGCGTCGCGAGGTCGAAATACAACGCGACAGCAGGGGTCTCAGAAACCGCACTATTGAGCGCGCATCTCGCTTCGTCGGCCCATGTGCCTTCCACAATGCCGAAGTCAATTAGCTCTCCTGACACCCGCAGACCAAAGCCGCGTTGACCCACGACGTTGTTCGCCAGATCGGTCAATTGCTGATCCGCGTCTGAACCTGGTGAGAAGATGCCAGGGTAGGCATAGAGGCGATCATTGGGGATCCTGTAGGCTGCCACCATCACTGCACCTCAGCCAATTGCACCACGTTATCCGCCTTGCCCTCCACCAGGGACAGGACGAACCGCGCCCAAGCCTCCAGCGCCTGCCGCTTCTCGTCGGCATAGTCGTGCCGCTGGTAGACCGCGACGATACCACCGCCGGTCCCGCTTACATGATTCAGCACGGCCTCTGTCACCCGCACGGGGATGCCGAGCCGCGCCATGCCGGTTGCCGCCGTCCTGCGCAGATCGTGAAAGGTCCAGCGCGGGATTTCGACAGGCTCGCCGCGCTCCTTCTCCGCAATCGCCGCCATGGCCTCGGCCAGTGTCGCCCGTGCCTTGAAGAAGCCGCTCACGGGGGTCTTGCCGGTCGTCGTGAAGATCAGCCCTGCCTTGCCTTCGATCCGCTCCACGCCCGCCAGAACGGCGCGCACAGCCTCGGTGAGGGGCACGTCATGCGCCCGGCCGTTCTTCGTCCGATCCGCCGTCAGGTGCCACAGGTCGCCGCGGATCTCGTTGTCCGTGATCTGCGCCACCTCGTTCAGCCGCTGGCCGGTCAGCAGCAGCACCTTGCCGAACGGCCCCCACGGAAAACCCTCGGCCTCGCACGCCGCCCAGAACCACCGGATCTCGTCGTCGGAGAGAACCCGAGCGCGGCTCGTCTCCTTGCCAGCGGGCTTGACGCCGGTCGCCGGGCTCGTCGCCAGAATGTCCCGCTCGACGCACCAGCCGAAGAACTTGTTCAGGTATGCCCGGACGCGGTTTGCGGTGACGACGCGCCCGCTATCCGCAATCCCGTCGAGAAGGTCGATCACGTCGCGCTTGCCTATGTCGTGAATATCGCGATCTCCCCAGACCGAGACGACGTGCCGCTCAAGCTCGCGCCGCACGACCGCTCCGCTCTTGAGCTTCGACAGGTGCCGCTTGTCGAACTGGCCGATCAGGGTCTTGATCTTGTCTCGGTCGCTCTCGAGCTTCGGAGCCTTCGCGGCCTTGACCTCGGCCGCCGGGTCGGTGCCGGCGCTCGCCGCGGCCAGGGTCTGCCGTGCCCGTTCGCGGGCGTCCGCGAGGGACAGAACCGGAAAGGCGCCGAGCGACATGCGCCGATGCACCCCGCCATGCCGATAGCGGACCTGCCAGCCCTTCTTCCCGGTCGGCTGGACGATGAGATAGAGCCCGACGCAGAGGCTGTCCGGGATCTCCTGTCGCTTGTCTGTCGGCTTGATCTTCTCGACGCCCGCCGCACTCAGCTTCATGTCAATCGGTCCTCCTGGGGAACAGTCTGGGGAACAGAGTTGCTTATTCCCTTCGTTCCCCCATGTTCTAACGCTCGCCAACATATAGCATAGAAATAGTTATTTCGCAATGACTTACGCGGCGCGATAGTTTTACAGTGTTTGGTCGCGTGACGCTGCCGGAAATGACTGTTAATCAATTGGTCGTAGGTTCGATCCCTACCGCCGGAGCCAATCACACTTGATTTCATTGGGAAAATTGGCAAGACACAAAACCTACTAACAACCTACACACAGGCTTGCGACGGTTGGGAAGCGCCGCGAAGCCAACACCGATCAGTCGGCGGCTTCGTAGCCTTCGCGGTCGAACGTGCATGGTCCTTCGGTGTTGAGCGCCATTTCCATCGGCATGTCGAACAGGCGGCACCAACTCCCCTTACTTGCGTGCAGGCACGTTTTGCAGCCTTCGACCAAGGCTTCATGGTCGCCTTTCGCATGGTAGCGGGAATGGCAGTCGTGACAGAGAGCGATGAGTTCAAACAAGAATTCGTTGCGCAAGTGTTCATAAGATAGGTGGTGAACTTCTGTAGCGTCTGCCTGCCTGCATCCTTCGCAAAGACCTTGAGCGCGTTCCATGACTAAGCGCCGACGTTCCCGCCATGCGGGCGACGCCATATATGCGTCGCGGGCTTGGGTGTAGTATTCGCCGCCCTTTTCGTTGCCCTTCCATCGGCGCAACTGTATTTCGACGTATTTTTGACTAATCTTATCGTGTTCGGCTTTGCGCGTGGCGTTGTACGCGTCGTGCATTGCATCGTCGAATTCTGGCAATTCGTCGGCGTTCGGCGGTCGCTTCACAGCCTGACCAACCCGAAGACCGCAATCAAGGCATTGCATTCGGATAACGGGCATACCCGCATTGTTCGTTCCGCGACGAAGTTCTTGCCGTTCGTGCTTGCATTCTTGGCGCGACCATTCGGCGAATTCCTTGGCCCAACGCGGCTGCAAGTCATGGTCTAGGGGTGCTTGCTTGCCATTTCGCGGGTCAGTAGTTCAGCCTGAACAACGCGATCAGGCGGCCGCGTGACTGTAGCCGCGAGCGTGCTCCTGCCGGATCATCGCCAGAACGAGGGTAATGACGACGGCAAGAAGCTTCCTCAGATGGGCGAGGATC